AACTATCTCTGTAATATCATGGGTAAGACCTATCATAAGAATTCTCGTCGGTTTGACGATGAACAAACCAGTGGGCGATCTGGGAAACATGCCAAACACTCTAATAATAAAAAGGGTGGAGGAATGAAAACGCTAAATAGTTATGTTGAAGAAGATTATGATTTTGATGATGATACTTTTGATGAGTACATTGAAGTAGATGATGAGATTTCTATACAACATATTAAACAACGTTAATACAATTTCATACAAAGGAAATACAAATGGATATTCAAGCACTTCGCGCAATGCGCAAAAACGATTTTGGCAGTATCTCTACTGCGTTCGAGAAAATCGCAAATCCCTCAACTGAATCTAAAGGTTATGCCGACGATCGCTTCTGGAAACTAGAAGGTGATAAGGCAGGTAATGGTACAGCCACCATTCGCTTTCTGCCACGTGTAGAAGGTGATGAGTTGCCTTGGGTTCGTGTTTTCTCTCACGGTTTCCAAGGACCAACTGGTAAGTGGTATATTGAAAACTCTTTGACAACTCTTGGTGAACAAGATCCTGTTAGCGAGTTGAATACTACACTTTGGAATTCTGGTGTAGAAGCAAATAAGAAAATCGCGCAAAACCAAAAGCGTCGTCTATCTTACATTGCTAACGTTCTAATTGTGTCTGATCCAAAGCACCCAGAGAACGAAGGCAAGGTAATGCTCTTCAAGTTCGGTAAGAAGATCTTTGATAAGATTATGGACAAGGCTCGCCCAACGTTCGAAGATGAAAAGCCAGTCAACGTGTTTGACTTCTGGGAAGGTGCAAACTTCAAATTGCGTATGCGTAAGAAAGATGGTTTCACTAACTATGATGAATCCGCTTTCATGGAACCATCAAGTATTGGTAGTGACGAAGATATCGTTGAGATTGCCAATAAGCAATATAAACTTGCTGAATTCTTAGATCGTAAGAACTTTAAATCTTATGCTGAGTTGAAACGCAAGTTGGATGAGGTTTTATCTGGTAACGGTTTCAATGCGAAATCTGCTGCTGAACTTTCAGCCGATCCAGAGCCAGTAATGGAAGCACCTCAAACTAAATCTGCTCCAGCGTTTACTCCAAAAGCATCAGCTAAACCAGCAATGGATGATGATGAAGACGTTATGAGTTATTTTGAGAAGATTGCTAAAGAAGATTAATAAATCTTAGGCAAAAATAAAGGGAGCTTTTAGCTCCCTTTTTCATTTTAGTATCTAGCAGATAGATACTTAGAATAACTAGATTCTGTATTTCTTGCACCAGAACCCTTAACTGCTTGTGTTGTATTTGAGCTATTATTAACTTGGGTTGTTATATTAGATGCTGGCGCCATTATACTGTTTTTCGCAGCATTGTCAGCATTACCTTTTGATGCATCATAAACTTTAGCTCCAGCGACAGACATAGCACCACCAGCTGCAACAAATGCTGTTGCTTTAACCCATGGAAAGTTATTAATCGCATCCATTGATTTTGGATCAATGCCAGCAAATGCTTTCATAGCCTGTCCGATATTATTAATACTATCAGCAGACTTTTGCAAACCATCACCCATCTTAGATAATTTGTCAAGTTTGTCCATAGGACTGTCTTGACCAAATGATAGTAGGTTTGTAATAAGACCAGTTAAACCAGCAAAGACTTCACCAGTACCAAATGCTATTAAAGATAAACCAATTGCAGTTAATCCTTTAGCAACATCCAACATATTACTTCCATCTAATTTAGATAGACGCTCAATTGATGATGTTACTGCGTCAATTGTATTTACAATTAAATCAGATATTGCGCCGATTGCTGAAACTATACCATTAGCAATACCATTAATGATGTCAGGAATAGCTTGTATTGCACCCAAGAATACATTTTGAATAACATCAGCTATTTTCATAGCAACATCACCAAAAGTTTGAAATACTGGTGCAGCCCACTGAAGTGCTTTACCAATACCCATAATTGCTAATGTTAATGCTGCCAAACCAACTAAAGTTAATGGTTTGGCTAGTGCAGCTAAACCTGTTGCTAAACCCTCGAAGATTCCAGAGATAACACCACCAACTGCTCTACCAAGACCTTGTCCAAGACTAGATAACCCACTACCAAGTTTACCTAAAAACCCTCTTCCGCTGTTAGCAGAATTGGCGCCAGCAGTATCTTCTGAACCACCAGCAGCAGAACTTTTAATACCTGCCATCAATGCTGTATTAGCAGCAATTTGAGATAATAGGTCAGTTTGTTGTTGAAGGTTCTTAAGCTGTTCAATTTGTGTTTCATGAGCTTGTAAACTCTGAACACCTGTATCTTGAGAGACATTACCACCCATTTTATTGGCAGCGTCTGGGACTGGCATAGGGGCAGATACTCCTGCCGTATTACCACCCATTTTATTGGCAGCATCTTGGGCAGACTTACCACTAGGTACACCGCTATTCAAAGAATTAAATTTATTTAATGCTGCTGTTCTTTGCTTCATTGCATCAGAAGAATTAATCTGTCTTTCATTAGCACCAAGTCTTCTTAGACGATCAATCTTGTCTTGTGCACGTAGAGCATCTTCTTTAGCAGATCTAGAAGCAATAGCATCAGCTTTAATATCTTTTTTATCTCTTTTGTCACCTAGTGCTCTAGCACGTTTTATATAGTCCATGTCTTCGATTTTATCACGAACACCTTTAAACATAGTAAATGGACCAAGGAGTTTCTTTTTAATGGTTGTTGGATCGAACGCATCAGCCATTTTTATTTTGAAGTCTTTAAATTTATCCCCAAAACTCTTCCAATCTTTATTACCTTTTTGTAAGACCTCAATTTGTTTATTCTGAGCCATACTGATTGATTTTAAAAAATTATTAGAATCTTTTTGGTACTGAAGTTGTGCCCTGGCAACCTGAATCGCTACTAACTGCGCACTTGTAGAACCACCACCTTTATTATCCTCTACTACAGCAGAAGTTTGTTGAATCTGTTGAATCTGTTGAGTTTGTTGGTCCAAAACGGAAGCAATGCTTTGTAAAGACACGTTAGCTTTGCTAACTTGTCTCGCTATACTTCTCTGTCCTTTATTACCTCTTTTTGGCATTTCTTACATCCTCTTTTGAGATTCTATTCTTTGTTTTTCTTCTTCTAAGTATTGGACTAGCATGTGTATATAAATTTCACGCTCAAACGGTAGCATTTCTTCAAGTTCTTCTAACGAATATTTATGGTATTGCATAAGTGAGAAATTCATTCGATAGTAGTTTTGTAGAGACTCATGACCAAGGCACGCTAAAAAAAATTTGCTATTCCTTCTAATACCTGTGTATGTTCTTTCCCGCAAATTGGGCATTTATAATCAACGCTGTGTGACATTTTTGGCATAGATGTAAAGAATTCTTGAATTTTTAAAAACTGCTCTGTTGTCAAGTTATTTAAAAATTGAACCATTTCTTCATGAGATGTTTCTGATCCATGAAACACTTGGTCTCCATCATATATCATGTCAATGGAACTTGCTACTATATCAAATATCTCTTCAATATCCTCATAATTATCAACTTGTCCAGCATCCTTTAATGAAGGATATTTTAATACGACACCAACATTACCAAATAATGGGATCTTGTTGCTGTGGTTTTCTGGTTTTGTAACCTCAATATCTGACAAATTGATTGTTACTTTAGCTTTGGCTTTTTCATTTAATTCGCCATGGTCTTCATCACATAAGAAAAATAAATCAACAGTTTCACCTACTGATTTACCTCTAATTTGTAAAAACATATATTCTAAATCAAAAATTGCTAAACTATCGATGTCAACTTTATCTAATAGACATGACCCTAATACAGATTGAAGAGTATCAATCATTATTTTAGGATCTTCAGATTGTTGCGCGATTAGTAATGCTTTTTCTTCTTTTACTACGAAAGGTCTATATTTAACTGTTTTACCTGTTGATGGAATCTTCAGATTAAACGTTGGGGTTGATTGCATTGGTAAAGCCATAATTATTCTCCTTTATTCATATTGCTAATCATCTTGCTCAATTCAGCAGTGCTACCTACAAAGATAGCGTTGTTTGTTGTGTTCCTTGTGCTTTCCTTTTTAGAAGGTTCTTCAAGTTTCTTTTTCTGTTGGTGTACATCCATTAATTGTTGGTTTATATCTGCTAATTGTTTCATTAATCCACCAACAACTTCAAATGCTCTTGGGTGTTCTGATTGTTTCGCAACAACTAAAGATGCTTCTAGTGCTTCTTTCCCTTTAAGAAGTAATTCTCTAAGGTTATTTCTAGTCACCTCATAATCATCTTCAATTTTATCGGAAGTATTGATTGTATGCTCTGAATCAACCACCGCAGGAAGAACTTCCTGTTTTGGTGTTGGATCAAGTCCAAAAGTCTTTGACAAAGATTCATCAATGTTCATATTATAAACCTCAATTAAAATTTAATAGATGGTATTTTGCCTGTTACTCTAGACATACCTCTCATAGCATATTGACCAACTGCGCCAGTCAAGAAGTTACCAGCTTCTCCAAGACCTTTCATATATTTTTCCTGAAATCCTTGGAAGTCGTTTAAATATTTGTTAAGACCACCAGCAGATTTTTCTAATCCAGTAGTTGAATCTACTGTAATTGGCGTTGCTAACCAATACTTATATTGAAAAGTTACATCTAATTTCATTGTTTCTGCATTATTACTAGCATCTAAGTCTACTACCCCCACAGTCTTTGGAAATGCTTCTGCTAGTTGTACAATATATGTTGTTCTATCTTCAAGATCTTGAACACGAATAGAAAGTGGTGTTGTATAATCATTATACCATCCAACATTTCTATTAACTGGATTTATGATTAATTTTGTCCATTCATCGAATACATCTTTTACTACCATTTTACGATCTACGTGAAATGATAGTGTAATTGGATCAAACATTCTATCGTAAACTACTTCTCTAGATTCTCCATATGTTCTGTTTTGAGCAGTTGCATAGTTTATACCAGGAAGAGTTGCTTTTGTGCAAAATAAGAAAAGTCTACGTTTATCTTCATTGCTTGTTCTGGGCGGGGTAAACTCAACAGTAAACCTATTATTTCTGGCTATACCTTTTTGTTTAATTTCAGCAATAAAATCTTTTTGTCTATTAGAAGCCATTTATTTTCTCTTTTTCTTACCTTGGTTAATCTTATTAACATACTGACGAGATTTATCCCAAATACGGTCGTCTGGCATTTTAACAAACTGTTCTACTGGAAGTAATACAGCTGTTGCCCATTCATATGCTCTTATTTCTCTAAACGTAGATCTAAGTCCAGCATAACTATAATTCTTGAAACATGGTATAGCTGCAGCAAATTTTCTAACATTTTTAATTGCTGCCCAGCTAAATTTTAAACGTGTAGTTTCATCCATCTTAGCATTTGTTTTATATTGTAATAGCCAATATAAAAGTTGCATTCTCATTTGATATGGTAGATAATGTAAGTTTAATCCACTAAAACCTTCAATAGAACGTTTGTACATTAGCATGCACGGGAAGCGATCAAAATAAGGAATTTGATCTTTATGAACTGGGTCATAAATATACATATACATTTTACCAGGCATCAAACGAGTTGTTAATTGCTGAGGATTACCTTTTAATACAACCCATGGAGATTGAATC